TCTTCTGACTTGCTTTGTAATGGCTCTATTTTATAAAAATCCCTATCCCAATCATTAAAAGCATCTTTTATAAGATTATATTTTGTTGCTGATTGAGTATTGGATAATGAAATAGTAAAGAGTCCATTTGAATTCTACTATTCTATTAAGGTATTAATAGAATTTAAAGCACATTCATATATATAAGAAGTTGGATACATAAGATTCTATAACTAAAAAAAGTAATTATCTACAGTATTTTCTCCTTCTTGTGTATATACTCTTAAAAAAGTTCCTATTTCTCTTAAAGAAATTTCTCTTATTTTATTTTCAAGAGTTGCAAGACTTATATCATTTTTAGACAAAAGAAAGTCAGCATTAGCAGTTATATATGTAATTAACTGGATTTCTTCATTTGTAAAATATTTATTCATATATTTACTGGTGGTTGATAATCCTTCGGAACTATTGTATATTTTAATAGACTTATCGCTTGAAGCTTTCATATAATGCTTAACGTTAATACCCATTTTTGTTCCATTAATTGCCAGTGTTAGGTCATTTACACTTGCTCCAAAAGTCTCTCCTCGAATTTGCTCATATAAGCTTCCTGTTAATCGAGTGGTATCGTAATTTTTTAACGGATAAGCAGTACCAAGTTCTCCCAAAAATCCAGATACAAAAGCATTTGAGTTAGCTGGTTTCAAACTCGCGACATCATCACCTACTAATTTCTTTATAGTCTTTCTAATGCTTTGATCTGCTTCCGTTCGGCATTTTTCTCCAAGTTCTGCATAACAATTATCAATAAACTTCTCGTCTATTGCTACAGTTCCCAAGCCTCGTAATTTAAGTTCTTTTATACCATTTTTACTATTTAGTCCTTCTTTTAAATTTCCCAAAACATAACGAAAAGATTTTAATATTGAGTTAAGAATAGACTAATTATTTACTAATTTATATCCTCTCATATTCGCATATATTTTATTTTTAGAACCTTGATACTAATTGGTATATACTCGTAAATAATATTCATTATTTGCATTTTGTAATTCAAATTTCTCTTTACCTTCTAAGGCAAGTTGTTTTCTTATTTGTTCTCTTAAATTAGCACTAAAAGTGGTTGCGAGAGTTGCCTTCTAATTTTTAATGTTTGCCAATTCTTTTTTTGCCGCATTTTGTATAATATCATACAATGCTTGGGAGATAACTTTATTTGTACTACTACTAAAAATCCCCTTAACATCATTTAACAATTGATTAATCGCAGCATCACTCGTTAAGTTATCTGCCTGAGCCTAACCAGTTGCTTTAGTTCTTGAAAAAAGTTCAGCAACACTTGACTTTAATTCATCATACAATTCTTGTGATAGTAAAAATAAAGAGAAACAAGTCTAAGAATCTAAATTTATTGTATCATTAGCACTATTAAGACCATTTAGCCAAGTTGTAGTCCAGAATTTTATTAATTCTGTTTTATTATTCCATAAAACTTCATAGTCAGAATATTTAGTTTTTGTATTTCCTTTCTTATTTATATTATTATATATTACTTTTTCGTTTTGCTTAGCTATGTTCATTTTGTTTGTTAGTAAATTACGGAACTCTGTTTTAAAATCTGGCTGAGTAGCACTATTTAGTAAAACATTATTCATTTCACCCTATATCTCATCCCAGCCGCCCCAATATCTTATTTTATGAGCATACAATATATCGTTTTGTGCTCTAATAATATCAAAGTATCTCCAATTATAATAATCGCCCTTTGCTATATCTACAAAAACTTGTGCCCACGGCATTTGTTCACTTGAAAATCGACTCAATACTTCTCACCTCCTTTATATAAAATAAAAAAAAAGAACGGTCTCTGCCGTTCCCCATTAAACATAATCCCCTGTTAATTCCTTATCTAAAAAAGTTATATAAGCAACACTCTGTTCCTCTCTTCTCCTACTCTCATCAACATAACCAGTAAAGTAAAAGTCGCTGACAGTAGAAGCATCATAACTTTTTCCAAGTCTTAACGATAAATTTGAAGATAATCTAATTTTCGGCATTTCCAATATCGCAGTGGACACTTCTCCACTATTTTCATCCTTTACACTCATTTTCCCATTTAATCTGAGAAATCCATTAAAAAGTCGATTACCGACTTCTATCACCTTAATTTTATCTTCATATGTAAATGTATAATCTACCATTACATTTCGATAGCCCTCATAGAAATAAATTCTATTCTGATAAATTTCAAAATCTCTAATTCTCTATCCTGTGTCGGCATCATAACAAAAAACCCATTTTGTCTTTGACGGCGGCAAAGGCTTCAATTTTATTTCCTCGTGCGGCCCTTTCTTAAATCCTTCGATTTTCGGAGCGGCGCCAAGTTCAATATTGCAGTTATTAGGTCGATATTTTAAATCAACAAAACAACATTTCTCATCTTCAATTGTATGTAATGTTTCATAAAATTGAACAGATTTAATATTAGGCTCATTTAATTTAGAATTACTTAATAATGCCCAACTTGTAGGAGATAAAACGCCATTAGTTAAAGCAAAACTCGCTTCTTTATCAATTTCCCAACTAACTAAAGCAGGATTATGATAACCTCCTCTTGCCTGAACAGATGATTTTGATTCTTGAAACTGAGCAATCTAAGCAGAAGCAAAAGACAGTACAGTTTCATTAATATCATATTTCTTTTTTCCAATCTCAATAGGACTATTAAGACGTAAAGTAATATCATACATTTCTTTCATTCCGCCAGAGCTTTCCATAACTTCACCTCCTTTATTCTTATTCCTATAAAAAGTAAGATTCTATTAATTAAATTCTAAAAAAATAAGACGACCTAAGCGGCCGCCCTATTTTTAGCGAGATTAATAAATCTCTGGATTGTCGAATCCGACTGTATCTAAAAGTTCAGTTTGTGTTGCAGTATGAGTATAGATAGCCTTCTGAGGAACTATTCTTGTTCCGCCATGAATTGTATCTTCATCTACATCAAACTGTTTAAGTTCCATCATAATATCATTTGGAGGAGTTAAGACATCAATTGACATTGTGAATGTTGTCGGGTCTCCTTCTGCTTCCAAAGTAATGCTTGTGTCAGAATTAACTTGTGCTCTATGGATTATGAACTGATAACGCTGGTCTTTACCAGTCTTCTGATTTCTAATATAAGTTTCGCCAACTATTTTGTAAACACCTGGGAAAGTTTCTGCATCAATTACAAGAGTTCTTCCAAGAATTCCATCATCATCGCCCTGCTTATATTTTACCGTTCTTGTCCATTTGTAGTAAACAGTACCAAGTTTAAGTTTAAAACGGTCTGAGTCAGTTTTTAAATCAAAGTCTTGGTCGTAGTGGTCATCATTCTGATAGTTTGCCTCCCAACCTTGAATGTAGCCGTCATCTGTTAAGTTGAATAATGGCAACATTGTCTTTGCATCATAGTAAATAGTATAAGATGAAGTCTGGTCATCTTGATAATATTTAAATAAATTTTTCTTCTGTTCCTGAGTACTAATTGTTAAACCATCTTTATTTCTAACAATACATTTTTCCATTCTATCAATAACTTCAACATCATACATTTCTGTTTCAATTGAACCTATTTTCTTTATGTTAGTAATATAAGTCATAATCTTCTCAACAACTTTAGTAGGCATAGCATAATCAGTTGAAGACGCACCATATGTATAATCAGAACTTGATTGCCATAATCTCTTATAATAGCCTTTTCTCAAATTAATTCTATTCTCTTCAATAGATTCCTCATCTGAATCATAATTTTCTTTCCAGTAAATTAAACCAGAATATTTGGAAGTATTTGAAACGCTATTATCTCCAATCCAAATCTTTGATTCAGTCGCCGCTTTAAACACAATTTCCCATTCCTCATCTGTTAAAGCAGGAGAAGGATAGGCCTTTGTAGAATAATGAAGCTGTCCATATTTGTTTGCTATATTAATTTTAACAATTGCTGATGTATAAGGAGCAAGTTTAGCTTGGAGTTCGCCGCCCCAAATCATGCTCATTGATGCAGGAGAGAATAAAGCGTCTTCAAGATTTAAAGTGATTTCTTTTCCGAAATTCCAAGTAATTAACTTTTTATTACCTTTACCACCTTCAGCACTTACATTCTCTGCTGACTTTTCTATAGTAGAAACCTTTAAAGTATCAAGGAGTAAAACTGGAGTGTAGATTTCTTCATCTCCAACAGTAGTTATAGTATAGAATACTACATCTGCAACTTCCTTAATACCATATTTTTGGAATAGATTCATTTAATTCACCTCTTTAATCTTCCGTAATTTGTAAAATGATTTTATCATCGGCGGCCGACAAAGCGATTTTACTTGTGTCAACCATTTCCGTTGATGTTCCTTGACTAACGATTCGAGTGTTTCCAGTAGTGGAGTCTTGAACTCCATTAATATATTTGTATTGAATTTGTTTTTGGTTAGTAGTGTAAGATACTTGAATAGATAAGTTTTGTTTACGAACTACTGTACTTTTTGTTAGCGTAATTATTGGAGCAGTGCCATAGGTTGGGTCTATACCTTCCTCATCTAAGTAATAAGTTTCTGAACTATTTGGACTTAATATTTTAATTCCAGTATAGACTTTTTCTGCTGTACCGCTATTCACCCATTGATAAGTAATTATATCTTCATCTTTATCTTAGTCAGACCCAACTAATTTAGAATAACTTGGGTCTTCAGGAACCACCTCATCACTGGCAACTACTTGTGTGCTTCCACTTGCATAGCTATCATATTTCTTTGTATCAACGTCATACTGAGTTAATTTCATCATTACGCCATCGTCTCTACGAAGAACTTTAAGATTCATAGTGTAAGTAGTAGGGTCGCCTGCGGCCTCCAGTGTTAGGCTTGTTTCGCTGCTCATTTTACATAATGGAATTTCAAATTGGAAACGTTGGTCTTTTCCATCTTTTCTACTTCTTGAATATGTTTCTCCCACAAGTCTATAAGTACCTGGGAAATGAACTGCATCTACAACAATCTGATATCCTAATGTTGTGTAGTCTGGAGCAATTGTTCTTGTCCATTTATAATAAACTTCATGCTGTTTGATAACTCTTAAATTACCAGAAACAACCTGTCCATTCTTTCTATAATATTCTGTTGCATTTGGCTCATAAGGTTTCATTGTTCTTGGGTCAATGAATACTGTCATTTCTGCCTGTGCATATTTTTCCATATAGCGATAATTTGCCATACGAAGATTATTATCAGCATTAATACAGAATGTCTGACTTGCCTTACATTTTTCCATTCTTTCTAATGTATGAACATTTTCAAGTCCGCTATTAATTGGATGGATTAAATCCTGCGGTGATTCATTAGTTAAGTTCCATTCTTTAATAATATAGAATGTACCGACCTTAACTCTTACGATATGAACTGTATCTTCATTTTCTTCAACACCTGGGGCTACCCACTTTACATTAATATAAAAATCAATTTTTGAGCCATAAGATTCTAAGAACCAACCATAGCTCTGATTTGCAGTGTTCTGTCTTGTTAAAGAATCTCTATTAAAAATTTCCTCTGCACCTGACTTTTCCCAAGTATCAGTTGCTGATTTATATTCTGTTTCATAAAGTCCTCTTCTTGCAACCATAACTTCTCTTGAATTACCATTTGCTGGAATTCTCATTCTTATGCTGGCATCATTAAGATAGTACATATCTTGGTCGCCCTCTAAAGAAATCATTTTTAAGTCAGTGTTATTCCAAATATAGCCATAAATGGCATCAGCATTTGTATCACAATAAATATTACTTGAATCTGTGGTGTCTGAGTAGAAGCACTTTGTTGAATCAGATGAATTAGCTACAAAATTATAGGTCTTATATTCAAAATCGCCATAAGCATCAATTATAAGCTGAGCTTGTTCTGGACGATGGCCTTCGTCATCATTATAATAGCTCCATCTTAATTTCTTTAATTCCGCTTCTGTGTATTCGTAAATTGGGTCTGAATCTTGATAAATATCTTTACCAAGAGGGCACTGTGCAATTTCGCCATCTAATTGGTCAGTATCAGAATTCTTAGGTAAAACATCTGCAGTTCTTACTCTAAGATATTTATATTGACCATCATTCTGTACATATCTGGCAATTTTCTTTTTACCAGTACATGGGCAAATATAAGAAGTATAAAGTTTCATTCCATTACCAGTATTTACGAATCCTTGAATTCTACGATATGAACTATTTGAAGCTTTAAACCAATATCCTTTGTATTTATTTAAAAGTTCTAATAAGTTATCCCAATATTTAATTTCTGTCGAATCTGCTCTATAATCATCTGCAGTATTAAACAGAGCTTTCAAGTCTTCTATCTGACTAATAAGCATATCATCTGCCCAAACATAATAATCTAAATCAGGGTCTTGAATAAGGTTTACATTAGTTAAAGTGTAGCCCCATGAATTATCATCAGTCATAGCACTATCATCAGTACTTCCTTTTTGTTTAACATAAACCTTAAAAGAACTATAGTTGCCGTTATCCTTAACTGGCATCATTAATTCATAAGAATCAACTTTATTTTTTGTGGTGATTGCATAATAGCCACCAGTCTGAAAGCCAAGCTTTCCTGCCTCTGTTGAATTTAAGTAAACAACATCTTCTTTCTTCAAATATTCGGTTCTTCCATTTTCATCTGTGCTATAAACGAATGGATTCCAGATACCATGAATTTTAGAATTCTTAGTACCAAATTTGCCACCCCACATTAAACTCTGACTTGCAGGGTTATATAAAGCATCTTCTAAAGATACTGAAATTTCTTTACCATAATCCCAAGTAATTAATTCTGGATTACCAAGGCCGCCCTTTGCAGAAGTTTGTTCTGCTGTCTGCTCAATTGAGGAAACCTTTAAAGTATCAAAATATAATACAGGAATATAAAGTTCATCATCATTCTTATCAAGTTCTATAGCATAAAGTGTGCAATCAGCAACTTCCTTAATACCATATTGCTCAAAAATATTCATTCTTTAATGCACCTCCTTTTTACTCGCTCAATACTTCTGTAGAGCCGTCTACCATTATAAGGTGTCCTTCTCCGTCATCTATCATTTTAGAAGCAACTTCATAAGAAGTTATCTCCATCATTATTCCACTAACAGGTCTTGCAACTTCAACATCCATAGAAAAAACTGTTGGGTCTCCATCTGCTTCAAGCGTTAATGATTGGTCTGATTTAATTTTACAAAGTGGGAATTTAAGCTGAACTCTTTCATCTTCGCCTGTTTCCCTTTCTCTTATTGAAGTTTCGCCTACAATCATGTACATACCTGGCCACTGGTCAGCCTTAACTTCAATTCTTTTTCCTTTAATTTTCTGATTATGAGGAGCAAAAGTTAATGATTTAATATAGTAAGGTTCTCCTTGATGGAACCAATAATCATCATCATAAGGCAACATTGTTTTTGGATTAACATATGCCCATAATTTTCCTTCTTTTGCTTTTGAATCACTATCTTCATTTATTTCTTCAATAGTAGTATCTTTATCGACTTTACCAGAGGCGATAAAAGGCTTAATTGTTAAAGGATTAATTTCTTGAATATCATCTTCATATTTTGTTAGTAAGAAATAAATCATTTCATTCATACTCTTAAATCTAAGCCACATATCAATTCCTTTGAACTGGCTTACATTTACTGCTGTTGCTGGTTTAAACCAGACTACAGTTTCAGAAGGTTCATCTTCTGAATCACTGGCGTATTGTCCTACTAATGCCTTATACTCATTATTATTGTCTACGATAATTGCTAAATAATCTGCTTTTGAAATTGCTAATTTAGTATTAACGTTATCAACACTACCAATAGTATCAAATCCAATTTGGTCTTTTAAATCTGTTGCTGCATGATTTTCATAATATGTTATTAAGTTTCCTGTTAAAACTTCAAGATTTAATTCTATAGTTGATTTTGTTGAACTATCAAGGTCGCTGTCTGCGGCAACCTCAAAAAGATATTCAGAATCATTAGGAAGAGAAAATACATAAGAAGTCTTATCTTCATTATATTCTCCCAATATTTTAGTATCAAGTCCTCTTAATGCAAAATACTTTTTGCCGTCCTTCTCAAGATGGAAATCAGTATAAATTTTAAAACCACTTTCAGATAAAAATTTACCTAAAGTAATTAATGATTCATCAAGAGTAATTGATTTAAGTTCTATTTCTTTTATTTCGCCTTGTGCGGCCATATTCTCATCAAAAATAATTTTTGGAATAGGCGGCGGCAAGCATCTTTTTTTATCATTAATCTTATAAATAACTGCATCTTTATAATTATCATATGTTGGTAAGTCTAAAGCTGATACCTTACGTTCAGTATCAATTGGATAAGAACGTCCTTTTATATCAAAAAATCTATCAGGAACTACAGCTATCGACTGAACAGCAGATTCAATTGCCATTTTCCACTGGTAGCTATGATTATTGCAAATGCCCATTCCAGAAATTCGAGTACCATCTACTACAGAAGAAATTTTCAGAACATTAAGTGCATTGTCAATAGCATCAGTTTTTAATTTAGGAAGTAAATTGCTAATTGTCGCCTTTGTTCCATCATGTCTTGGATAAAAAGATTTTGTCATTCTTGATAGTTTCTGTACAGGACTTCTATTAAAGCAAATTCCATTGTCATAGCTTAATTCAGCATTTTTCCAATCTGAACTAAGTACGCCGCCCCAACAAAGACTAAGTGAAGCAGGAGTGCAAAGTGCATCTTCAAGAGTCAGATTAATTTCTTTACCATAATCCCAACAAATTAGCTTAGAATTGCCAAGGCCGCCTTGTGCCCAGACACTCTCAGCTGTTTTCTCTACAGTAGAAACTTTTAAAGTATCTAAGTAAAGAGCAGGAACATAGTAGAGTTCTCCAGAGCCATCTGTTTTTTTATGGATACTATAAATCGTCACGTCTGCAACTTCTTTTATACCATACTGTTCAAACAAGCCCATTAATACGTTCACCTCACTTAAAATTTTTATATTAAAAAAATTGGCTATTGAACTATTTAATTCAATAGCCAATTCAATTTAGCTTATATTAATATTCAGTTGCTCCGATGTATACGTCATCGTCTGTGCCTTCTGCACTAACCTTGAATAATTCTGCATCGTCAAGAAGGTTGAGGTTTTCTGTACCCTTAACCATTGTTGAACCGTCATTTTCTTCTTCGTTTTCAACAACATTGTACTGGATAAATTTAACCATTATACCATCATCTGGACGGAGAACAGTTCCGTTGAGGTCAAACCAAATTTCTTACGTGATTTATTAAATCACTCTTTAACTTTCATTAAAGTTGAGACTATATCTTCATATTTCTATGATTGCTATTTCGATTTATTTTTTTTAAATCTACTCGGCTACATTCATCACCGATAGTCGTTGAACCAGAACCCAATTTATTTTAAATTCTGGCTGCTGATTGCCCAATCCAATTAATTTTTTAACATTCACGCTTATTATAAATTACGTTGTAGTTTAATTGGCTCTAAGGGGTTTCCAGCAATTAAGCAATTTTTACAGCGGCATTTGCTCTGAGACTGTTTACCGCTGGGTCTCCATCTGCTTCAAGTGTAATTGTATTTTCTGAACCAACCTTAAACTGAGGGATAACAAACTGGAATCTCTCATCTTCACCAGTTTCCTTAGAACGAACGAAAGTATCACCTACTATCTTATAAGTACCTGGGAACTTATCTGCTGAGATTTCAATTGTATGACCAATTGACTGTCCGTCATAAGCAATAGAACGAGTAAACTTGTAGAAAATTTCTCCTTCTGCAATCGGAGTACCATCTGCATATGGTTCCATTGTATTAGGGTCATAGAATACAGCCTGTGCTGTTTTATCTGCTTCTGTTGGAGTTCCATTACTATTACCAGCAGGAACAATGAAGCTTCTCTTGGCAGTCACTTTTTCCATTCTATCAATAGACTTTGTTTCCTTTACGCCCTTACGGAAGTCATTACCTTCGTAGCTACCAAACATAGCACTCATTGAAGCAGGAGTAAAGAGAGCATCTTCAAGACTTACTGTGATTTCCTTACCATAATCCCAACCAATAAGATTTGCATTGCCGCGGCCGCCTGTAGCATAAACTTCTTCAGCAGTCTGTTCAATTGTAGAAATCTTTAATGTGTCAAGGAAGAGAACTGGAATATAGTGGTTTGTTTTCTTAGTGACCCTATGAACACCGAGGCTCTTAACTGTACAAGTAGCTTCAAATGTTTCGTCATTTGCAGTTATATCTGTTGTATGGATAAGACCTTTCTTTACAAGTGTTGCTGTTCTTGTGTCTGAAACATAGCCATTTTCATTAATCATCCAAGCAATCTTCTTTGTATCACTCTTGCCATGTCTATTTACAACAAAGATAAGACCCTTGTTGCCAATTATAACGAGTGCAAGATATTCAATGCCCTTGAAGATTTTGTCCTGATAATAAAGTGTGTTGCCTTTCTTATCTTCAAATGAGAATACGCCTTCTGAATCAGAAGTGAGTTTCTTATAATTCTTATTATGAAGAAGATAGATATAAGCACCAGCGGCTGTATCAACAGAACCATCAACTTTAACATAGATTGCTCTATTAGACTGGATTTCTGTAGTAATATTCTTACTATTTACAGCGTCAACTCTAATATCCTTTCCAATTGCATTTTCGTCATAAGCAATTTCAGAAATTGCATCAATAACGTTGTCAAGTGGATATTTATCAGAAGGGCTTGTCACGTCAAATGGAGCGTCTACCCCTTCTGCAGAATAGATATATTTTGCAGCATAATCTGTATCTTCTTTGCCTATTGCAGGAATAGCACCATTTTCATTGTTGCTATCTACAACCTTATAGCCGCCGAAGATTGATTCAATGCCTGCTGCACCGTCTGCTTCGCCAACGTCTATAATCTTTTTCTTCTGTTTAAGAGCATCTATAGCATCATTTATGCTATAATGTTCATCATTACCCCACATTTCTGCAGTAGCAATTGCTCTATCAACACCAGCATTTTTAACTGCCCAAGCCATATACTTTTCTTTAACAGTTTCTGTACCAATCTTTGCAGTAGCAACGAATGGGCTGATTGTCTTAGTGCTCTTATTATAATCCTTACCAAGGAAATATGGATTGAAATATCCCATTTCATCTTCAACAACAAGCTCTGCATAGTCGTTATAAACTACGTCATAAGCCTTTGCTTCAAATGTTTCTGTAAGGCTCTTAATTGTTTCAATAACTTCAGAAACATCATAAGTGCTTTCTGTGAATTTGCCATCTAAGCCAATTACAACAATTTTTTCTGTTGAATTTGGAGCAGCCGCAAAGCTGTCATTAAAGGAAATTTCACCAAAAATAGAATCTGCATTAGCAAACTGATAACGAACACCAGTCTTACTAATAATATTCTGTTTCTTAGCAAAAAGCATTAATACCTGCTCTTCGTAAGTATATTCATGAGTACCAACTTCTCTTGTTGCATCAGGAACTTTAGAATCATTAGAATCTTCATAAACACCTGTTGTCTTATCAGTCTTACTATCTGCTGTGAGACCACTAACATAAATAGTAATAGTGTAAGAATATTCATTGGTTATTGTAGCGTCCTCATCACTTAAATCTGCTGTATCTAAATCCGAATCAGATGAAGATGTTGAGTCTGTTGTTGTGCTAATAATCTCTTCATCAGAGTATTTAATCTTAATTACTGCATTGTCTGATTTAATCTCTTCATAGTATGTTGAAAGAACTAAATCAGAAATTTCTGCACCAGATTTTGCATCGTAATATGTTGGTTCATCTAACTCAAAAGCTTCATCTGCTGTAATTTCACTAAGAGTCTTTTCGCTAGTAATATACTTATCTGTAATTCTTTCTGTAGACTTAAAAGTACCTGTTATAACTTCTTTAATGTCAAGAACATCATCACAGTCATAGTTAGTTCCAGTCACGAGTTCTGCATCTGTAAATACATACGCTTCAAAACCATCTTCTGAACCTTTTCCTTTTTCTAAAGGATAAACTGTCTGAAGTTCCATAGCACCTTTTAAAATAGAAGATATAGTAATGGTTCTCTGAGATTCATATGTTTCTTCTTTCTTCTCTATACGATAAAAAGTAACGTCAGCGACTTCCTTAATACCATATTTATCAAAAAGGTTCTGTGTTGCCATATTTTAACTAACCTCCTTATTCTTTATCAAGGCTTTCGCCCCAGTATTTAGTTTTTATTTTCTTCGCATCTGCACCAGCACAAATCATAGATAAATCTTGCTCCCATTTTTCTTTGAGCTAATGTCTACGAATCAAACCGTAAAATGAGTACAAAGTACAGTTGGCACTATCAATACCAAAAACATCTGCTATTTCAAGTAAATCTGATAAACTTTGAGTTTCGCCATTCTTTTCAGCCTATTTTTTCTTGACGGCGGCAACCTTTTCTCTGAGTAATCTCATTTTTCGTTGCGTTGGCGTTTCATCTGCTGGCGGAGCTTCTACTACCTCTCTTCTATTCTGAATACGGAGAATGTCCTAAAGGTCGCCAAAATTTTCAGACGTTATTAATCTTTTTTTCTTGAAGTCTCCAACTACTATTGCATTCATTTTTGGAAGTATTAGTACTTCCTCTTTTAAAAAAGTAGAAAATACTTTTTTTAGCTCCAACAAAAAATTATCATCCATTGCCGCACTTTGAATTAAATATTCTAATGGATAGATATTTTCAATTGAAACTTCTTCACCTATTTTCTCTTTAATAATTTTCTATATATCAACTTCTGTTAGAAGTAATAAACCTAAATATCCTTGGTAGACGGATGTACCCATTGAAATTATTTCTTTTAATTTTAATGGGTATACTTTACAAATATTGCTAAATGAGCTTGGCACTCCCATATAAGCCTATTGTTTTATTTCTTCAATTTGATTAGCTGAAAGCATTGATTGTAAACTCCATTGAATAACAACCTAATTCTTCTGTTAAAGTTGAAACACTAAAACCTAAATATTTTATTTCTCCCAAGCCATTTATTCTTTTATCTTGTAAAGATTTTCTAATTTCAGACATTATTGCAAATGGTCTTAAATTATTTCCTGTAATCTACCATTCTTTAAAAGGACAATATACATTTATCATTAAAGACATATTTTCATTATCCATATTACTACTGTTTATAGAGCCGTTAGTATAAAGTAAAACTATTTTTGATGTAATGTTTTCTTCATCTGCGGTAATTAATGGAATAACACGAATGTTCTTTCCTATTAATGACAAACCGTCTACTACGTCTGGATGTTTTTCTTTATTTAAAGGGTCTAAATCTGTATTTATTAATAATTTCAAAAGATTTTGATTATCAATTAGTTTATGAGCAATTTTAATGAGATTCGGTCCATGCTCTTGACCATAGCGTACTTTAGATTCCATAATATCACCTACCATTTAAAAAGAAATTAGTGTCGCGGCCAACCAATATGTCCTCTGAACTTTTTAATTCTGGCGGCACAAGCAACTTTTCACTAATAAAAGTATAACTAACATTAGGAATACTAATGGTATCTTTTCCCATAATTTCCCATCCTCTTTCTTGATATTCTAAATATCTTCCTTTTTGCAAAGCATCAAAATCAGCAGTAATAAAAGACCTATTAGCATTAGGCTCTCTATAACCCAAATTGCTCTAAGATATTGAAAATTGGTCTGTAATAAAGCTACTGGTTGCACTAACAAATTTAACTGGAATTACAATATCTGTATCTCCATATTCATTAATTAAATTAATCTCACTATCTAAGCAAATTATCTTAAAAAGTTGATAACCTTTAGTAAGATTATCTTCAACGAAAAATACAAGCCAAATTTTATCTTGTTCTTTATCTTTAATTCGTTGTTTTATCTATAAAATATCTCCTGTCTTTAGAGGTGCGGCTTTAGTTGACATTAAGAGATTACTTACTAACTTTGATTCATTCCAACTGTTAGGTTGAAGAGAACAAATATCGTTTCTATCCTCCCCATTAACAGAGCAAAGATGACATTGATATTCTGTTTTCTTTAAAAAAAGTCTATCGAATTCTTTTTCCTTTCTTGTTTTAACTCTATCTTGCTGAGTATGCCCGTCTATATTCATTCTTTTTAAATATACATCTTCAAAATAACCCATCAGCAATCAACTCTTATATAATCAAAAAGATTCATGCATTCAAAAATCGTTTTTCGATAGTATTTAAAAGATAAATATCTACAAGCGGCCAGTTTATGATAAAGAGTATAATATTCGATAGTCTTATTATTCTCAGAATAACCACCTAACTCAATTAAAATTGTATCTAAATATTTCTCCCATTCTCCATCTTTTTCTCTTTCTCTCAAAAGTCCATAAAGCTTTTTCTTCATCTTATCTCGATAAGCTTCTTGATATATTTCAGAACTATTTACCATAGCCCTTCCTCTTGCCGCCAGCCAATCTGCCATAATGAAATGGCTTTTTATTAACTGAACGATAATATTTTCTTTCCATATTTTCAGCTTCTTCAATTACTTGGTCTTTGAGAGAAATAAAAGTTTTAAGCAAATTCGCCTGAGAAAAATCTTTTTCATCATATTGAGTTTTTATATTTTCCCAAGAGTCAATAGTTCTTTTAAGCCATTCCTATTTCATAAAAACGGCAAGAACCTGAACTTCTTCGGAATCCATATTTTCATCAGTAAAAGTTTGAGTTGTTTCGTCTATCTCCAGACTACAACGAGGAAATTTAAAGTATGGCAACGCAGAATCTAAAAATGCTCGCCAATCTTTAATAAACCATTCTAAGTCCTCTTTTGAATAGCAGTGAGACCAATCATCCTCATTAACTTTACTAAGAAAAGCTTCATACACTGTCATTAAAGATACCATTTATATCACCTTTTATCTGCGGCCCTCTACAGGAGCGGAGCGTTGTGCTTTTTCTGCTCTTTCAAGTGCTTCCATATCTTCTTTTCTTGATATTGCAAGAAGTATATCTCTTTTAGTTATCTGTTTAAGTAAACTACACTTATCAGTATCAACAATTTTCTTTTCAATCGCATAGTCAATAAGATTATCAATCTGAGTGTCTTTTAACTGTGAGATTTCTTTTTTAAATACTGTAAGTGGAGTATTTTTAAGTAAATTCTCCATCTGTAATTCTGTAAGAGCAATAATATTAGTTGGTTCAGTCGCGTCCTCTGGTTCAAGCCCTAAATCTTTCTTAGTCTGTAAATCATCTATGTAAAGAATTCCATTATCAATCATATTTCTAAAGCCTGTTGTCCAGAGCAACTGCTCAACAACATCATAAGGAATAGCCTGTGTCTGTCCACGCTTTTCCCATCTTCTATTAACGCCATATTCTGATTTTCTTACACTTACAGTAGCATTAACCATACTCTTAATCAATACCATTCTTGTTTCTGCCATATTAATTTCCTCCTTTTAACTCAAAAAATGGTGGGTGAGATAGCCTCACTCACCAAATTTCATTTATATAAAATTTTATTTAATTGTTTATCTATTAGCCATTGAGTTCAAGGGCATATTTTGTATTTGTGTCATAATCAAGTTCTGTATTAACATAGAGACACCAGTTGTAAGTTGTGAGAATAGCTACACCAACTTTACCATAAACTTCAATTTCAAAGCTTCTGTCTCTGTGCTGCCAATCGTCAAGTCTCATATCTCCTTCAAAAACAATCTTAACTGGCTTAGCCTGACCGTTAGGGAAAATATAAGCTACTGCTGGGTTCATTACAGTTGTTTCATTTGTTTCATCTGTAAATGACTGTGGAATCTGAACAATTGGATTACCGCGGAATGTCTTGATATAACCTGTATTAGCAATATCTTCAATATCTCTTGGTGAATATACTGGAGTAGCATAGCCATAGCCCTTACCAGCAGTTGTCGCTGATGGAGCATAAATTGGAAGACCAATTGCATCTGGGCCCATTGCTGCAACGAATTCTGGTGTAGCGAAGATTGTCACGCCGCCATTTCCATAAGAACCTGCTACTGCACAAAGCTGTGCCATAGCATCAGCATCAAAGCCTGCACCAATGTGCTTATTCTTTGTTGGTCTTTCAGCATCATTTACAGAAGCGAGAAGTGCTTTCTGAACTTCACCAAAAATAGCTTCCTGATAACCTTCAATAAGAATATCAGTTGATTCTGTGATATCTTCATCTCCTGAAATATATCTTTCAAAATCAATATATGCTGTACCGCCAATTGCCTTAGCACCAACTTCAAAAGTTCTCTTATCGAGACGGAAGCTCTCATAAACGCCTGAGAGTCCTACTTCTGTAATAAACTGCTTCGCACGTCTGCGGCCAGTGTTTACAACGAACTGAGCTTTCTGTCCATTTGGAACTGTTTTAATTTCAGCAAAACTACCCATAAAGTCTTCAATCTGACGTGGAACGATTTCTGTATAAGCTTCCTGCATGATTTCAAAAAGGTCATACTTATTTCTACGATATGAATCGTAATCGTGGGCAATCTTATGAATCTCTTCTCTAAGAGTATTTTTTATATCTGCATTTGAGAATTTAGAAGGATCAGGGTTTGTGCCATAGAAAGAGCAAACAACTAAATCCTTTATTGCTTTCTTATCTGTCATTATTTTTCAACCTCCCTTAATCCTTATTCTGGTTTATTTACAAACATAATCTTAAATGATTTTGTATTGTCTGCATTGAAATAAGCTTCTGTTACGATAGCATATACATTACCAAGAGCATCTGCTGGCTTGCCGCCGATAACGAGTTTACCCTTAGAATCTTTAGTCACTACAGCATAGATTGGTGTATCTGTCTTTGTAGCAAGTGCTGTCTTAACATCGTTATACATAATATCAGAATCATCTGTAGGATTAGCAGTTGTGAAAATATCTGCTTCTGAATCCCAAGCTACTGCATTTGTGCAAATTCTCATGCCTGGTTCAACGAATCCAATTCTTGGAAGGAATTCACCAGCAATCATGCAGAAATTTCTGCGGCCAGGTGTAAACTGGTTGTAAATTTTTTCTGTTGAGTAATTAATACCCATCTTATAACCAAGTTTGCTCATGTCTTCATTAGGGATTGTAGCAATCTTATTCTGCTTATCAATCATTAAAAATGCACCATTTTCAGCATAGATTTTTTCATCTGTTGATTCTGTTGCTGTCATTGGAAAATGAGCGGCAAACTTATCTGGGTCAAGTGCACACTGTGATTCAGACATACCAGCACGAGTAAACCATACCTGACTTGGTTCAATCTGACCATAGCCTTTACAATCAAAAAATTTTATTGCCATTACTTATTACCTCCATTTTTATAACTATTTAATAATCTAATAAGGCTGTTTTCTCCTTTATTAGCTTCAATGTTTCCGCCTTTATAGAAAACCTGCGGCTCTTCCTTGCTGAAAATAGATGGGTCAGATTCTACAGCAGCTGTGCAAACTTCTTTTTTGAAGTCTTCAACAGTGAATTTGTCCATATTGTCAGTAAAATTAGAAATAGCAGATTCTGTTAAATGAGATTCATACTTTGAAAGAATTTCTTTCTTCTGCTCTGTTTCAACATCCTTTTTAAAGGCTGATAACTTTTCTACCTCATTTGTTAAGTCATTTACTTCAGATTCAAGTCTAACTTTTTCAGATTCAAAATCAGAAACTTTTTCTTCAAGTTTAGAAATTATAGTATCTTTTTCAGAAATCTGAGCTTCATAGTCTACTGTAGATTCTACAGTTGATGAAGTTTCTACTGTCTCTGCTGATTCTGCTGTTTCTGCTGATTCTGTAAGTGAAGCTTCAACTACTGGCTCAGCATTTTCAACAGTTTCTGAAACTTCTGCAGCTTCAACTGCCTCTTCTGTTTTTGCTTCGGCCGCAGAATCATATTCAGAAACTTTAGCTTCAAGTTCATCAATCTTAGTACTAAAAGCTTCATTTTCTGCTTTAAGTTCCTCATGAGCGGACTGTATTGCTTCAAAAGAACCGCCAACAGCTTTCATTGCTTCAAGAGCATTATATTCTGTTTCACTAACATCAACAATCTTAACATCAACGATATCTCCAATTACTACTGAATCTGTAGCATCGTCTTTTGTGTAATATACTCTTACATATTTGCGTGCCGCAACGTCAAAGCAAACACAATACTCATCATAAACGTCAAGAATTTCAAGAGAACATTCCCAATTTCCTTCTGCAGTAAAATTAGGATTAAGTAAGTCAAACAGAATATTTGCCTTCTCATGGTCTGAAAGTCTAAATAAACTCTTATCCATTATTACCTTCTCCTCCTTTTTTATACTAAATTTTTTTATATAATCTACCATTTCTTTTACATCTTTATATAAACTAAAGAATGCCGAACCTTCAAAACAAGGTTCAGTATCATCTCCCAAAGCTTGTAAACCAACTAAGCTTCCACTTATAAAATGATAGTATGGTTGATTATCAGTTTCGCAAATCCTCCACTCACCAACAAGCGTCTTTCTAAAGATTTCCATAGACTGGGATTTTCCTTTAATGAGTTGTGCTTCAGGATAAAGACCAGTAAACAATAGCACATCAGCACAAGCGTAGCTTCTTGTAATACCATCTATATCTTCATAATCTTCCCAAGCAAAATTTGGGTCTGCCATAACAACTCCATAAATTCTTCCGTCCGTGTTGTCTTCCCCATGTCCTTCATAGTCAAGGGTATCTTTATCAAAAATACCCTTGATTGGAGTATAAGGTAATGAGGCAATAAGCTGATTTGCAAAGTCCTCTGATATATAGGTACGATTTCTATTCATTCCCTTATAAAAAATTCGTACCCTACATTTAGACAAGGTATCAGTTATTTTTTCTGTTTCTCCAAATAAAGACACATCAAGAGTGGTAGGAATCTTGGAAAAATCAACTTTGTCCATCTTCCTTCACCTCATCATTATTTTTATCTTTATCCTCTTTTTCAGAAGTAGAATCTGAATTATCTTCTTCAACAGTTTCATCACTGGAATTAGAATCTGAGGATTCCGCGGCCTTAGTGTCTGAATCACTAATTGGCTGTCCCTGAGATTTTCCAGACTGCGTGTAAGAAGATTGAAGAGGTTTAAGAATTTCGTCAAGATTAAGTAAGTCATTTTCAAGAGTTTTGAGTGCGGCCAAGTTAGTCTGGTCAATACCAGTTGATAAGACTGGAGTTAAGAAGCAATAGCCAAATGATGCAAGCTCTCTTGCTCTTGAAGTATAATCAGCACTATTATAATAACTAATAGGCAAAATTAACAATTTAAACTTAACCTTTTTATTTTCAAATTTATAATTTAGAAGTGCAGTAAAAAAATGAGCAAAACGTTGTCCTAATATCATCATCATTGCCAAGTCATTATTAAGAGAATACTGAATACCAGCATCTGTTGTTGCAGAGAATAACTCTTTAGAAACACCAGCAGATTGGTAAATTAAATCTTGTACATCTTCAACTTCTGTCTTTTCATCGTCATCACTGCTCATATCAAGTAAACTAACGTTTGTATAAGTAGTAAGTACATCAATATCAGAATTTCCAGCCATCATGTTAAGTGCACCTTCGTGCATTTCTTCTGCTTCGTCAGGCTCAAATACAAGCTTCATGCCATCGTGCGGCACTTGTTGAACTAAGATTCTTTTTAAAGCTTGGAGATTTCTTTCCTTATCAATTTCTTTGTAATCATCAAGGTCATCAAGTAGCGGCAGTAAATCTAAGAAAAATGGTCTCTCATCAAAATAGCAGAAATAAATTCCCATTTCAGCAGGAAGAAACAACCATTTTGGGCCGTCATGATATTTAAATTTATAATAGCCTTTTTGTACAACTTTTGGATAAGTAGCAAGAATTTCTTTTCTTAATTGCTCATCTCTAATTGTATCAAAGAAAGCCATATTAAATTCAACAATATCAATATCTTGCTCATTCTTAAAGCGACTGCGGCAATAATCAAAAGGTAAATCTTGAATTACAATATTGTTGCCATTATCATGAAGTAATCCATAATAAGCTCCTTTAACAAGAATGTCTCTTGCAAATAACGCACATTTTCTATCAATTTGAAAATTAGTACAAAATTCCGAAGCGTCATAATAAGCATCAGCAATTTTCTTTTCAGTAATCTTATATCGTCTATTTTTAACATATGGAACTAAAATCCAAGAATAAGTTAAGAAAGTAGCATAATGTAAAATGATACGTTTATAGAGTCCATTAGTAGCAAAGAAAAATTCTGATAAGGCCGCCCTGCTAATTGGGTCGCCATTTTGAACAATTCTATTAATTTCTTCCTTAGAATAATTTAAATGTCTTTCTCTAATGAATTTTGCATCTGTTTTTTGATAGGCCGCCCGTGAGGTTGCTATCATATCTTTAAAAGCTTTTTTAAATTCTGTAATTCGTTCCTCTTTTAATTCTTTTAATTTCTTTTGCTCTGAATCCGATAAGTTAATTTGCTCTATCATTTATGAACTTCACCTCCCTTTTCTATAGAAAGTTAATTTACGACCTAAACCTCGATTGCGGCGACTGGCCATGTGTTCATTTTCTAACTGAACCATTCTCCAAACGCCATATTCTAAAGCAGAAAATTTATCTTTTTGAATACGAGAATTAATTCTCTCTACTTTAATGGCATTATTTTCACCTGCGGGCTTAACTCTTAAATTCATAATTTCATTAATAAGCATGGATGTCATCTCATGCGGCATTAATCTGGCAATTTTCTTTTCTGGGCTCATTCTTTGTCCGACCTTAGTACTCATTAATTTATTACTTGCATCAGATTCAGAAATAAGGAATCTAACGCAACCTGAGTAAATTTTAGAGTATAAAGCAGAATGGATTTCACTGTTTAAATTACCAGAGGCTTTCATTCCAAAAAGAATTTTTTGACAACCTTTCGGCTGTCTTTCTTCATATTCATCACGATTAAAGAAGCCATATGCAGGCAACATTATATTGTTTTCTGCGTCCCATGTTTCTTTTATCATGTCGTCTGCTAATCCGATACCTAATCCATTGATATCTATTACGGCTTCTTTTGGATTAAAAGCTTGAATTAATCTCTTTAATTCTTTTGCTTGATTTGTAAAAACTTTTTCAGCATTTGTTTTTCCCAAACTATAAAGATTAACTAAATTGCAATAATATTTATCATTATTAGGAAAAACTTTTAAAACAGTTGCTATAGATTGACAATTTTCATGTCCAACATCCACTGAAATAATGTAATAAGACTCTATTCCTTCTCTAATAGTTTCCTTCGTTTCTGGATTTACAATTTTTCTACAACTTAAAAATTTTTCGTAATCAAACCAAGATTCATCAGAACTTCCAACAAAGCGGCTCATATATTCTTTTGCAAAGCCTGCCTCTGAAAAAGTTGAAGACATTTTCATTTCATTTAAGAAGTCCTTAGATAATAATCCTGTTTTTATTGGAATTTTATAGTCAAAGCCCCAAATAAAACAATTAGAAGGATTAATAATTGATAATTCTAACATTTCAATTGTTTTATCATAAGCAAAAGTATTTTTTTCTGAAGCAGATGAAATCCACATTTGAACTTGTTGAGGTTCATATGGATTCTTGTCTTGATTTGCCATCGGTCTATCTACATTTAATAATGGCAATATAATTTCACTAATATCACTTGCATTATGATCTCTAAACTCGTCTATAATTCCTGCTGTAGCTCTATTACCACGAGTAGAATTTAAAGGTGTCATTACATCTAATAACGACTTATTTCTAAAAGTTAATTTAATATAATCACTACCCCAATTGCCTTCTCCCACCAGCTCTGCTTTTAATAAAGGTAGTAATTCAAATAGCTATTTAAATTTCTGCTAAGCAATTTTTGCTGATTGCTGTTTACCAGGCGAACAAATAAAGACATGGCTACCAGGTCTAAAAATACAAATTAAATATAAGGCCAATATACAAATAAAGCTCTTGCCCGACGCACGTGGGGCGATTGTCAAAATTCGTCCATGCCTCATACAAACTCTTAAAAATATGACCTAGAAAAAATTTAATTTAAATTTTGAGTCTATAGGAGTAATTATTTTTATGTAGAGGTCTGGATAAATACTCCACATATGACAAATTTTCTCGTATAAACTTCTATTCTTGTTAATTCTTCTTGCTGAAATAATTGCATTTTTTTCAAGTTGAATTCCATCTCGATAAAATTCTGCAGATGTTTTCTGAACAACAAAATGAATGGTATTAAGTATTGTTTCTGGCATTATAATACTCATATTATTACAACTCCGCTTTAAATTCTTCCGCTTCAAGAGCGTGGTTTACTGACTCTTGCTGTTTCATGTAGTCTCTAAAATCGGTCTCATCGAATTTTTCTCCAGAAAGTTCAGCACTTAATTTCAGATTTTTAATTCTCTCTTCAATCTCCTCAGCAATACCTGTTTCATTAACATAAAGATATTGAAGCCAATACTTAATATCTTTTAGTGTTAAATCCACTTCATCTCTAATAACATCATCATAGTATTCATTAACCCAGCCTTTCTTTTCTAAATAAGCAAATATTTCTCCAACAGAATTAAAGTCATTAGCTTCTTTAACCACCTTTGGAGTCAAATTGGCAAGCTTAGAAAGATCATCATAAGCCTTTAAATCCTTAGAAAAATCAAGGCCGCTGCGTATTTTTTCTTCAATAATTAAAGAAATTTTACATAGCTTTAAAGCTTGGTCTTCATTTAAAGCACCAACAATATTTTGAGAACTAATCAATCCTTGGTGCAAATTTTCTAAGTACTCTAAATCCTGATCGTCATAATTCATTCCCCACTTTTGTCGTAGCTACTTTTTCCTATGTTCTGTTATAGTAGGTAAAGCATCTTCAACCCTTTCTTCATCTCTTATTTGTAAGTAAACTTCATTATACATTCCCCAATCT